GGTCGAGTAGGTCGAGGTCTTGCTGGTCTTGGTGCTGCTCATGGGTTGGATTCTTCCATATATCCGGCTTACCGTCAACCGAAAAACAACACGCCCGGACGATTTCACCGATCGCGCTCCTCGCACGCCGGGCCTGGGGCCACGGGAGCCACGGTCGACTGCACGGTCGCCTGCGCGCGGGCAAGGGCATCGGCCTCTTGCTGGCGCCGCACGTCCTCGGGGCGCCACGTGGAGACCGACGGGGGCACGCGCTGGCCGAGCCGGCGGTCCTCGGCGTAGCGCTGGAGGGCCGTCATGGGGGGCCAGTCGGTGCCCTGGCAGGCACTGGGGTGCGGGGCTTCGCACAGGGCGTCGATGTCGGCTCCGCGGTAGGACAGGAGCCGAGCGTTGCACCTGGAGAGCTCGGCCGTGGCGGCAGCGGTGGGCATGGCGGGTGCGGTGCAGGTAGGACGCGGGGTGCTCACACGCCCTAAGCCCCGCCGCGGTCTCCCGGGCGGGGCTAGGGCTTGCGCCCGTGGGGCCTAGGCGGCCCGGTAGGACTCCAGGGCGGAGCGGGTGGGAAGCGGCTCGTCGGGGGCCAGGGTCCGGAGGTAGCGGCTCCGCGCCGTGTTCCAGGCGCGCTGGTCGTCGATCTTGGCGCGGACGGCCCGGTCGCACTCGTCGGAAACGCTCAGGCGGTTGAGCTTGCGGGCGATGACCAGGAGCGCGGCGTCGTTTTTGGCGGCCAGGATCGCGGTGGTGTAGCGGCTCAGGAGGGCGGTTTCTCGGTTGCTCATGATCGTAGTCTTGCACGATACGGCCGATCGGCAACCGCAAATCGACACGTCCCGGTCGATTCTTGTCCGTGGGCCCGGTGGGCCCCCGGAGGGACGGCCTAGGCCGCGAGCACCAGGGCGGTGCGCTCGTTGAACGCGACCCCGTCGGCCCACCGCTCCAGCTCCTCCCGGGCGGCCGCGTAGGACACGCCCTCCAGGCGGACAAGGAGGTTGGACACGAAGTTGATCCGCACCGCGATCGTGGCCGGGGTGCGCTCGCGGGCCGCGAGGATGGGGGTCCGGGCGTTGTAGCGGATGAGGGTCTCGAGCGCCGAGGTCTCGCGGTCGATGGTGGCGGCAAGGGTCTCGGTGGCGGTGGCGTTGCTCATGAATAGTAACCTAATACTATCGCGAGCGACCGTCAACCGAAAAACGACACGAGGCCGAATATAGGCAGCTGTGCCGGTTAGAACGTCGTTTCCTGCGCTAGGGCTCGGCCATCGTTCGGGGGTCGATCGCCCCGTTCCCCAGGGCCCACACATGGCGCCCCAGGGCGGCATGATGCCAGAAGTCCAGGAGCCACGCATCGGCGGCATCGCGACCCAGGGCAGCCGCCAGCGCGTCCAGGCCCACCATGCGCCACCGCCCCGCCCGATCGTGCTCCAGGGTCAGGATCCATCGCTCGCTCCCGCGAGAAACGGCGAGCGTGTACCCGAAGACCTGGCCAGGCGGAGGGACGGGAAACTTGGTGCTCACACGCCCGAAGGCCCGCCCCTTGTGAGGGCGAGCCGTTGGGCCGGGGAGGGCGTGGTTCAGGTCCCCATGGTGAAGAGCGCGTAATCGGGCACGCTCTTGGCCGTGAGCACGCCGCCGATGTACCCGCCATCCTGCCCCCGCACGGCCCAGGACTTCGTGGTCTCGGTCTCGTGGTCCACCGTGCAGTCCAGGCCGCAAGCGGCGAGGAAGCGCAGGATCTCGCCGGGGCGCTTGGCCGTGACGTGGAGCCGGGCGCCGACGCTACAGGTGCTCTTGATGGTCTCGGCGGCGAGGCCGTGCGCGATGGTAGAGTCGGCGGTCAGGGCGGGGCGGGTCGCGGTGGCGTTGCTCATGAATACTTACTTAGCATCGCGATCGTACGACGGTCAACCGAAAAGCGACACGAGGCCGAAGATAACCAGCCGGACCGCGTAGAACGGCGTTTCACACGGGAGCCGCGCAGGCTCGCATCGTTTGGGTTGCCGCTCGGACGGCTCCCGTGTGGGGTCAGGCCAGGGCAATTCGTACGGCCTTGGCGGCGCGCTTCTTGCCCGTGACCCCGGCGTTGGCCAGGTGCCACTCGGCCCAGTCCAAGAGGGTTTCACCGCGCTCGGCCCGGTAGGCGTTGGGGCTGGGCTGGGCAGCCAGGCGGCGAGCGTTGTCTAGGTTGGCCAAGGCGTCCATGAGCCCCTGGATCGTCCGGGCGTCGGCGGCCCGGCGCTTGACCGCCGCGGCCTTGCGGGCGGCCAGGCGAGCCGCGGCGAGGGCCGGATCGGCCGGGAGGGGCGAGCGGTCGCGTGCTCGGTCGCGGTCAGGGCCAGGGCTTCGTGGGTCATGTCGTCGGTCGTCATGGTGGTTCCTTGCGGGTGGAGGGGGGCGCGCTAGGCCAGGATCTCGCAGAGACCCTTGCCCTTGCAGGGGCCGGCGGCCGTGGCCCACTCGGCCTCAATGGCGTCGTAGTCCAGACCCGCGAGCACGGCCTCTGGAAGCGCGCGAAGCAAAGGTCCGATCTCGGTGCGGATCCGCAGCGCGAGCGCCTTGGTCTCGGCGTGGATGGCCGAGCGAAGGGCGCGCAGCTCAGGGTCCGTAGCGGTCTGGCCCTTAGGCATCGCGGCCAAGCGGTCGCGCGCCTCGGTGGCGATGGTCATTGCGGCGGTGAGGGTCTCGGTTGCGGTGCTCACGAATAGGTATGTAGTACGTAGGCGGTCGTCGGTCAACCGAAAAGCGACACGTCCACGAAGATAGCCTCCCAGCATGCCCCTAGGCCCGCCCAATTTGGCCGCCACGGCGCGGCGCATGAGCACCCCGGTCACGCACCGGCGCTATGGCGAGCCGACCACGACCGACGAAGGGCTTCAGAACGACCCGCCGCCCACCGACACGCCGGGGCGGGCCCACCACTGGCCGGAGCCGGGCGTCACGCTGGAGCGAGCTCCCGAGGGATACGAGACCACGGAGATCCGGGCCGGGACGACATCGCTGGATCTGCGCCTGGAGGACACGGGGCGAGCGCGGGCCGACTCGCTGCTCGTGGGCGAGGTGGAGTACACGGTGATCGCCACGGCGCCGCGGCACGTAGGGCCGGACGGCGTCGTGGCCTTCCGGTCGTTCGTAATGGCCCGGCTGGAGGCCCGGACGTGGCCGGACCCCTAGCCCACCAGGACCAAGGCCGGCACCCCTTCGCCGTCCCATGGTACGCGGCCAAGGTCTACGGACTCGGTCACGCCCAGGAGCCCGCGGTAGGTTGCCAGGTGCTGGTCGGCCTCCGCCTGGTCGGCGGCTCCGGTCGTGTGGTGGCCCTTGGACTTCCATCGGCGCGGCTCCGTGACTCCGCCGGGGAACGGCGCGAGGTGGAACAGGCAGACGTGGATCCGGCCGGTGGCCAGGTTGTCGATCCAGCAATGCGCAAGGGGTCCGATCATGGTGCTCACACGCCGCAAGCCCCGTCCTCCTACGAGGTACGGGGCGGGCGGGGCCGGAGTGGGCCTAGTCGGCGTACATGGCAACGTTCAGCGCGCGCCACTCGTCGGTCAGGTTGGCGGACATGAGGGCATCCACGTCGGCGTGCACCATGCGCAGGACCTTGGCGGGGACGCGGCGTGAGCCGTTCTTGCCATAGGTCCGCGCCTCGCCCTTGATGAAGTCGAAAGCGAACAGGAACCCCTGGCAGAACAGGTGGCCGGGGGCGCCGGAGCCATCGGCGTAGACCGTGAAGTGGCCCACGCGACTGTAGCGGGCGGCGGTGGTCGTGGTCGGAAGGTGGGTTGCGGTGCTCACAAGAATCAAGCTAGTCGAATTGAGGCCGCCCGTCAACCGTAATCGACACACGATGATCGCGCACCCCTAGGCGCGACACCATCGCCGTAGGAGTCGCCCCACCCACGAGCGGCGGCGAATCAGGCCGGCCGCTTCCAGGACGATCCGGCACTCCGGCCCGAACGAGCACCACGGCTGGGTGAGCATCCCGGGCGGAACCCAGGCGGGCTGGCCTGCCGCCGTGGGGCCTAGGTGCTCCGGGAGCCAATCGGGAGCCTCGCCCCGGAAGGCATGGACGGGTCGCCCGCTGCGGGTCGTGTAGGTCAGGAAAGGCACGAGATCCAGGACACCGAGCGGCACCCGCGTCTCCTCGTACAGCTCGCGGATCGCCGTGGCGCAGAGGTTCGGATCGGTGCCCGCGCCTTGCCCGGGCCACGGCCGACCGTCGGCCGAGCATCGCTGTCCGGGTCGACGGTAGCCGTCCCGGCGCTCCCACTTGCCGCCCGGCAGGTGCCAGTCGTGCCAAGCCTGGGGCCCCCGGGTGAGGCCCAGGACGCGATCGCCCCGGGTGAGCAGCACGACGGCCGCGGGGCCCTTGATGGTGCTCATGCGCCCCCCTTGCAGCTCAGCTTGCGGGAAAGGTCATAGGTCAGGTTGCCTAGCAATCGAGCGCCGCACTCCAGGGCCAGGGCGCACGCGTCCACCATGCCCTCCGCTTCCTTGCGCGAGCGGTTGCGGGTCAGGACCTGGAGGCGCTTGCCTTCGTGGTCGACAAGGGCGACGATCCACCCGCGGCGCTCTCGCGGGTGCGGGTCGTGCTGTGCGATGACGCGATACTCGGTGCTCATTCCAACACACCTAGCACGCCCACGGCCACACGCGCAAGCCGCATAGGCTCTGGCCGTGATCGTCCCGTCGCCAACCCAGGCCGTCGCCGTGCGGGCGTGGCTCCTGGCTGTGCTCAATGCGGACGACCAGGGCGTGGCGCTCGACCCCGCGCCATTCGAGGCCGTGTTCCTGGGCGAGCGCGACGGCCCGCGCGAGCGCCAACGGTGGGCCCGGATCAACACGATCGCGCTCGTCAGTCGTGGGCTCTGCCGCTCGCGCGAGGGCACGGGCGATGACCTGCTAGAACGCCGCGCGGAGCATCGTGAGTGGACGACCTCGATCACGGTGTGCAGCCGGCTCGACCCCACGGCGCGCGCGCTGGCCGACGAAGCGGCCCAGCATCTACAGCGAGCTCTGGGCGCGCGCGAGGGCGTCGCCACCGTGCCGCTCCGGACCGTGGGCGTGTCGTACCTGCGCGGCTCCGACGTCCAGGACACGAGTCGCGTGCGCTCTGGCTCCGAATGGGAGACGCGAGCCACGGCCACGGTGGTCTGGCTCTGCGGCTGGACGGCCACGACCGCGACGCCCCCGGTGGAGCGCGTGACCGGGACGGGCGAGGTGGACGACCAGGGGCCGCTAGCCTTTGACAGCGACGACGGGGCCCCCTAATGCCGATCTCCGACCTCATCACCCAGACGATCGTCACCGGCAGCGCCCCGCTGGGCTTGCCGTCGCTCCTGATCCCCCTCTGCGCCGCCGTGCTGGACACCGACCAGAACACGGCTTGGGATGCGGCCTACGGCGCTGACGTGGACGTCGTGAGCCTCTCGCCCAGCACGTGGAGCGCGGCCCTGCTGGCTCTGGGTGTGGTGGCCGGTGATGACCTCTATGAAGCCCTGGTGGACATGCACAGCCAGCGCCTGCCCGACGGGCGGCAGAGCGCCCCCGACGAGATCCTGCTGGCGCGCCGCTCGACCCCGGTGGCGATGGTCCGAACGGTGAGCTTCGGCACCCAGGCCGACGGCGACTACACGATCACGATCAACGGCTCGACGTTCCTGACCGACGGCACGGGCAACACGAACGCGCAGATCGTGACCGAGCTGGTCGCGCTCGTCAACGCCGACACCTCGCTGCCCGTCACGGCGGCCGACGGCGTAGGCGACACGATCACGCTGACGGCCGACGAGGCCGGCGTGCCGTTCACCAGCAGCGTTGCGCACTCGACCGGCAACCTGACCCGGATCACGATCGCGACCACGACGGCGAACAACGGGATCGGCGAGGACATCGCGACATGGAGCGCGCAGGACGATCGCTGGACCTTCCTGCTCGAGACGACCCGCAGCCACGGCGTGATCACGACGGCCGCGACCACGCTGGCCGCCCTGACGCGTCGGCGCCTGCTCGCGTGCCAGACCGACGACGCGCTGGCCCAGGACGGCGGCTCCACGCTGGACCTGGCTTCGCTGCTCGGGACGCCTGGCCTGGGCCTCGAGGATGTCATTGTCGTGTACCACGACAATGATGACGACTTCGTGGACTGGGCGCTCGTGGGCAAGGTGTGCGGCGCGGGCCTGCCCGGTGACTACGGCTGGGTGCACGTTGGACTGTCGAGCGTCTCTGGTCTCACGGCCTCGCAGTTGACCAGTACGGCCACGCTGGCCAGCAAGCGCTACACCTGGCTGGAGGTCTACGACGCCACGGTGCCGCCGACGAGCAGCACGCGCGGCGGCCGAACGCTGGGCGGTGACCCGGCGGACATCGTGCAGCTGATCATGGACCTCAACCTGCGGATCCCGGTGCGGATCTACGAGCGGCTGCGCAATGGAAACGTTCCCTACACGGGCGGCGAGGCCACCGTAGAGGCGGCGATCCGCGGAGCTCTGGCCGAGCGCACGGGGCCGCCCGGACGCGGCGCGCTCGTCGAGGGCTCGATCGTCGTGACCGTGCCGCCCGCGAGCGAGCAGACGGCCGAGGACGCGCTGGCTCGTCTCTACGACGGCGTGACCTGGGCCTGCACGGCGCACGGCAGGGTGGAGCGCGTGAGCATCATCGGCACCCTTTCGCAGGGTGGGGAGTAGACCATGGCCGACGGCGCAATCTTCGACCACGCAACATGCCTCTTTGTTTTCGCCGGCTTGCCGCTCTTGCAGGGTCGAGCGGCGGGCACCTACTTCACGCTCACGCCGAAGCGGCAGCGCGCCATGGCGGTCAACGGGGTCGACGCGGCGGGCTACTACGTGACCAACGATGATCGGAGCTACACGATGTCGCTGGTTTGCCTCCCGAATAGCGACGACAACACGATCCTCGGAAACGCCTTCGCGCTCTGGGAGGCCAGCCCGGCAAAGTACGTCTTTCCGGTCTCGATCAAATACGGCCTCTCGAACTACACCGGCAACGTGCTGATCACCGGAACGCCGCCGATCGAGATGAGCGACGCCGCCACGACGGTGACATGGACTTTCGAGTCCACGCGCATGGTGGGCGTACGGCTCGGCGCGGCTCCGGCCCCGCTGGCGCCCGTGTAGCGCCGCCGTGCTAGCATGTCGGCATGAATCCGCACGACATGCTGACGGCCGGCCGGCGAGAAGCCGAGGTCACGATCAAGGGCCAGCGCTGGCGCGTGCGCGAGCCCGATCCGCTCCGAGCCTCGCAGGTGATCGTGATGGTCACCGCGCTGCTGGGCGACTGGCTGACCAAGATCCTGAGCGGCTCCGTGCTGCGGCTCCAGCCCGCGCGGTGTCCCAAGGGGCACGAGACCGCGGAGGCGATCAACGGCCGCCGGTGGCTCTGCCAACACGTGACCGAGCACGGGCCATGTCGCGAGATCTGGCCGCAGGAGTACGAGCGGGACGAGCACGGCCGACCGGTCGCGATCGATCTGCGGTTCGCGCTCGACAACCCGGACATGCGGGCGCGGCTCGCCGTGGAGGCCCTGAGCGCCTTGGAGCGCGTGGATCCGCGGGAGCTCACCGACTGGTACCGGCTCGCGCTCGTCGGCGCCGTCGATCTGTGGGTCGGCCCCGCGCTGAGCCGCGACGGGTGGCTGACCGTGCAGGACCTCCAGACCCTGGCCGCGCGCGCGGGCTCGGGCGTCGTGCTCCTGCGACTGCTCCGAGCTGCGGCCGAGGCCTGGATCCTCCCCTCGCTGGTCGACGACTGGACCGATACGTCCCCCGCTTCGCCGACCACCGAGACCGATGGGGGATCGGAGGGCCAGCCGTACACGCCGGTGAGGGCCGCACCCACTACCCGGGAGCCGCCCCAGACGCGCCGCCGCGGGTAGGCCAGGCCTGGGAGGTGTGGCGTCTGGCCGCCGTGGAGAAGGTCGCGACGCTGGCCGAGATCCGCGACCACTGGACCATGGACGCCGTGCTGGACGCGAACGACTGCCTGGACCACCAGATCGACCTGACGACGTGGCTACGCGGGCCGGCGCCGCCGAAGACAGAGCAGCGCCGCCGGTAGCCTCCCACCATGGCCCGCCTGGTCAAGTACGCGAGCACGCTTGACCGCGCAGGCCTCCAGAACGTGACCCGCGGGTGGCGTTCGCTGAACGGCGCCACGATCGAGTTCGGGGCCATGTCGCCCACCGGGGGCCCGCCGCCCGAGCACACGGGCCACGACGGCAAGCCCAAGGGCGTGACGACGAACGACGTCTTGAGGTTCATCGAGTTCGGGACGCCCACGATGGCCGAGCGCCCG